TGGAATCGACGTTCAGCGGTTATACGGTTCTCGGACCGTATGCCTCTGGCGCGACCCTGGTTGTCGAGGCTGGAGCCGCCGAGGTAGCGTACCAAGTCGGTGTCGCGCCTGTTGTGTTCGGCGCTAACTACCAGGCCACTCCGACCACGCAGAACTCGGCCGCCACGCTGACGACTGCCAAGGTCATGTCCGGCCTGATCACCACAACCCAAACCACCGGCGCAACCATCGCCGTGCTGTTGCCCAACGGCGCGGACATGGATCTTGCAGCGCAGTTTGAGGTGGGTGATTACTTCGACTGGGTGCTGGTCAACCTGTCGACCGGCTCCAACACGGTGACGATCACCAACGCTGCGTCTGGCAACAACATCAACGGCAATGCCGTCGTTGCCGTGACCACCAGCGCCCGGTTCCGCACCTACAAGACTGCGGCTAACACGTTCGCTACCTACCGTATCGCCTGACGCAAGGCGACGCCAACCAGCGCGGGCGGCGGTCGCTGACTACCGCCCGCGTTTTCGCATCTGGAGCACATCATGCCGCTGACCAAGGGTTACAGCCAGAAGTCGATCAGCAAGAACGTCTCCAAGGAGATGAAGGCCGGCATGCCTCAGAAGCAGGCCGTGGCCGTTGCGCTGAACACTGCGCGCACCGCGGCCATGAAGGCAGGCAAGCCAAGCAAGGCGCCGATGAAGAAGGGCATGAAGTGAAGGCCAAGCCCGGGCTTTATGCTGCGATCAACGCCAAGCGCGAGCGCATCGCTGCCGGCTCTGGTGAGAGAATGCGCAAGCCCGGCGCCAAGGGCGCGCCGACGGCTGCCGCATTCCGCGAGTCTGCCAAGACTGCCAAGCCCCGCAAGAAAGCCTGACGCATGGACTTCCCGCGCTTTGTCTACCACGCGCCAGGCGCAAACCGCCACAGTAGCGGTGGCCGGTATGGCTATGTGGCCGTCAACTCCATCGAGGAGTACGACGCGCACCTGGCGCAGGACTACCACGCCACGCCGCGGGAAGCCATTGCCGCAGCAGGCGAACCAGCGTTCACGGCGCATCTCAACAAGCGGCAGCTCAAAGCCGTTGCCAAGGCCAAGCCGTGGCTGCGCCTGCAAGCCCCCCAGAAGCCCCTACAGCCGCTTCTTTCGGCCGAGGAGGTATCTGCGCTCATCGCGCCGATTTCGCAGGCTCCTGTGCCCGATGACGACGCGCCTCCAACCCGCGCCGAACTGGAGCAGAAGGCCATTGAGCTGGGCGTGAAATTCGATGGCCGCACCACTGACGGCGCATTGCTGAGGCGCATCAACGCCGCCATGAAGGAGCCGCGCTGATGGGCTACAGCAAGCGCCAGTTCGTGGAAGCCGCGTTCGGTGAAATCGGGCTTGCGGCCTACGCATTCGATTTGCAGCCGCAACAACTCGAGGCCGCATTGCGCCGGCTCGACGCCATGATGGCCGAGTGGAACGCCAAGGGCATCCGCCTGGGCTACCCGCTGCCAGGGTCACCGGAGAACAGCAACATCAACGCCGAAACCGGCGTACCCGACAGCGCCAACGAGGCGATCATCTGCAACCTGGGCATTCGCCTGGCGGCCGGCTACGGCAAGACGCTGATGCCCCAGACGCTGGCGGTGGCGAAGCAGGGTTACAACACGCTTCTGTCCCGTGCTGCCATGCCGCCTGAGCAGCAATTGCCTGGCACCATGCCCGCAGGCGCCGGAAACAAGCCGTGGCGCGTGTATGACGACCCATTCCTGCCCCCTCCCGTGGACCGAGTGACGGTCGGCGGAGACGGCGTGCTGCAACTAGACTGAGGCCTCCACATGGCAACGATCAACCAGCTCCCTCTGCTCGACCAGGCCAGCGGTGGAGATCAGATTCCCGTCTGGTCGCCCACGAACGGGGACTCTCGACGCCTGCCGCTGACGGCACTGCTGGCGTACTTCCAGCAGCAGTTCGCAGCGCCCACGCTATCGTCGAACCTGTACGTGCCGACGACCGGCTTCAACATTGCCGCGCCTACGCCCGTGTCGCAGCAGCAATGGATTCTGCTGCAGCCCGCCGGCACGCTGGCCTCTGGAACCGTGACGTTGCCGCTGAACACCAGCACTCCTGACGGCACTGAAATCCTGATCACCACCACGCAGCAGATCACCACATTCGCGCTCGGGCTGAACGGCGCCGCCGCGGCATACGGCGACCCGACCACGCTGGCGGCCGAAGACTTTTTCCGCATGCGGTTCTACCAAGCCACGAACTCGTGGTATCGCATCGCCTGACCGGAGTTCACGACATGACCACCACGACCGATTCGTTCCAGCCGGCCTACGGCACGGGCTTCACCGTCGCGCCCAGCGGCACCTCTGCCTCGTCCACGTTTTCCGTGGCCACCGAGAACGTCGTGATCACGAACCTGTCGTCCAGCGTGACGGCCTACGTCCGCATTGGCAAGGGCGCGCAGACCGCCACCACGGCCGATTACCCCGTGCTGCCCAGCACGCAGGTATCGCTGTCCAAGGGCAGCTACGACAACACCGTGGCTTACATCACTGGCGGCAGTGCTGGCTCGCTGCACATCATCGCTGGTCGAGGGCTCTGATCCATGTTGCCGTTGAGCCGCAGTCGCGCTAGGTCACGATTTTTTAGTTCCTTGGCGACCGCATGGACGCCTGCGCAACTCGGCGCATCACTGGCCCTGTGGCTAGACGCGGACGACGCCAGCACAATCATGCTCAATGGTTCAACCGTCAGTCAGTGGAATGACAAGTCGGGTAACGCACGCAATGTTTTGCAAGCGACCGCGGCAAACCAGCCCGCTTACAACACAACAGGAATTAACAGCAAACCAGCTTTAGTGTTTGACGGCGTAAATGACACCCTGAAAAGCACGGCCAATCTTGGTATTTCAGGCACTCAAACGTTTTCGATATTTGCAGTTCATGCGTTTTCGTGGGCGTCAGCAAGAGTAGCGCTCGCTTTCGGGACGTCTGGGCGTTACCACCACATGGCTTCGACAGCTTCAAACCAGTATTGGACTGGCTACGACGGCGGAACGCAAGTCGCAACCTACACGCCAAGTGCTCCGGCAACTCCGTATATGATAGGGATTGAGCGCACTGGAAATACTGGCGCAAGTTGGAACGTATTCCAAAATGGAAGCGCACTAGCACTAACAGCCGGAAACAATGTTGGAGTCAGTTTAACAAACGGCCCTGTCTCTGTAGGGGCATATACAGACGGTACTCTTGCCGCTAACTTAACAGCAGGGGAATTTATTATTGTTTCTGGTACGTTGAGTACGGGCGACCGACAAAAACTTGAAGGATATCTAGCGTGGAAATGGGGCCTGCAAGCCAATCTGCCCGCCGATCACCCCTACAAAACAACCCCGCCCACGGTGTAAGCCATGAAATACCGCGTGTTCAACACCGAGGCCGAGGCCATCGCCGCCGAAGCGCAAGTCGCCGCCGACATCGGCTGCATCAAGGTCAGCACCAACGCCGCCACGGGTCTACCCGACCCGACCGCACAGATGACGGAGCGGTGGGCCATTCCCGTCCAGATCACGGACGGTCGCTGGGTGTTCCCAAGCCCTGACGACGAGGGCGAAGTGCCTGGTGCCGACTGGTGGCCTCAGGCGGAAGTGGAATAATGGTCAAGAAGGCCCACCAAAACCCGAAAGGCGGCCTGAACGCTGCTGGCCGAGCGCACTTCAAGCGCACTGAGGGCGCAAATCTCAAGCCGCCTGCGCCCAACCCGAAGACGGAGAAGGACGCGAAGCGGCGTAAGTCGTTCTGTGCCCGCATGGGCGGAATGCCTGGACCAATGAAGGACGAGAAGGGTCGCCCTACTCGCAAGGCGCTTGCGCTGAAAGCCTGGAACTGCTGATCCATGCAAGTCCCCATCCTCAGCGGCGTCTTCACCGACAACGGCCCAAACGTTCGGGTGAGCTACCCGGTCAATCTGGTGCCGGTGCCTACGCAATCTGGCGTCTCGCAGGAATACCTGCGTCCTGCTGACGGGCTGATTGCCAACGGCACCGGGCCTGGCACCGACCGCGGCGGCGTTGAATGGGACGGCATCCTGTACCGTGTGATGGGCAGCAAGCTCGTCACCGTGGCGCAGAACGGCACTGTCACCGTGCTTGGCGATGTGGGTGATGACGGCAAGCTCGTCACGATGGACTACTCGTTTGACCTGCTGGGAATTGCCAGCAACGGCAACCTGTTTTTCTGGAATCCGGCGACCAGCACGCTCACGCAGAACACCGACCCCGACTTGGGGATTGTGGTTGACGTGGTGTGGGTTGACGGCTACTGGATGACGACTGATGGCGAGTTCTTGATCGTCACCGAACTGAGCAACCCGCTGGACGTCAACCCGCTGAAGTACGGCAGCAGCGAAGTTGACCCCGACCCCGTGAACGCGCTGCTGAAGGTGCGCAACGAGGTCTATGCGCTGAACCGGCACACCATCGAGGTGTTCGACAACGTGGGCGGCGACTTCTTCCCGTTCCAGCGCATCGACGGCGCCCAGATCGAAAAGGGCTGCATCGGCACGCACGCCTGCTGCGTGTTTGCGGAGGCCGTGGCTTTTCTTGGCAGCGGCTTCAACGAGGCGCCTGCGCTGTATATCGGAAGCAACGGAAACGCCGGCAAGATCAGCACGCAGGAGATCGACGAGCTGCTGCTGGACTACACCGAGGCGCAACTTGCCCAGGTCAAGCTTGAGGCCCGCAACGACAAGACCCATCTGCACCTGTACGTGCATCTGCCTGACAGAACACT